ATGAAAGGCTTTAATATGGAAGACTGTAATATGAATGAAAAAGTAATATATAGATTAAACGACCAAATTTCATTTCGTAAATGTACATTGTTTAATCGAGCAAGTACGGAACATGGAAATTGTACAAATTTTGCAGAGCGTGAAGAAAACTGGAAAACCTATTATTCTTGTAATTATAACGGAATACATTTGCATTGTACAAAACACCCAGCAATTGAATTTGATATTAAAAATCGACATGGAACTGCTACATTAAGGTGTCCAAAATGTAATGAAGAAATAGTAATAAATGATTATAAACAAATAATCAATCAATGTTTGAAGATGCTAAATATTGAAGAATTTAAAACTGCCAAATTAGTCAGATTGGATGATTGGTATGTTCCAGAAGTACACAAAAAAGAAAAAACCACATCTGAGTATTGGATTGAAACGGATGTAAAAACGGACAAAGATGGAGATACCATTATCATTGTTTATGTTGGTCATGTTGGTACAAAGGATAAGACGCAGTTCTTTATTAAACCAGAGAAATTACAACTTACAAGCGATCATAAAGATTTAGATCCCGCAAAAATACTCTCTAAGATTGAGATCACATTAAAGGATAGGACTTTAAGCCAAAAGTACGATGAATCTCTATAAAAAATTAACTGCTAATTATGTTTATATCGAGTCCCCCGGCGAGCCTCAGCTCGCCGGGGGACTTTCCTTTTGTGTCCACTTCAAACACCCTACTTATTAAACAGCGCCTGCTCCGCCATCCTTCTCCTCGTCAGCCCCGCAATGGCCCTGCCTCCGCTCTTGTTATAGAGCGGCAGCTTCGCCGCGATCTGCGCCGCCGTGCGGTCCTTGCAAAGCGTCTTCAAACACCCGCCCCCGCAGTTGTACGTAAAGCTCACCAGCGCGTCAAACTGGTTCTGCGTCAGCTGGGCAGTGATGGGGCAGTACGCCGCATTCCGGACGGACGCCTCATACTTCTTCAGATCCGCCACCAGCATGGCGTCCGCCTGCGCCTGGGTGATCGTCTGGCCCTGAGCGACGTCCGCGCCGTAGTGGCCCCAGCCGATGGTCCAGTATTTCTCATAGCTAAACGGCTTGTACGCTTTCAGGCGGCAGCCCTCAAACTGCTTGATGAGGGCCAGCCCTGCCGGGCCGGTAGTGCGCTCCTGTTTCGCCAGCGTGAACACCAGATAGCTGTACAGCACTCGGTTCCGGTCGCAGTACCAGCCGCCGTCGCGGCTGCGGAAGATCGTGCTGCCACCGCCGTCCATCATGACCGCCTCATCCCAGCCGTAGGACACCAGCCGGTCCCGTAACTTCTCTGGCGTCAGTTTGTCCCGGCAGGCATACCATGCCACCCTGCCCTGCTTGCGCCCAATGGCCTGCCGAGGACAGGCATACGCCATATCCGGCTGATAATTAGGCTTGGGCACCGGCTTGCCGTGGACGATTAGATGCACACACATCACATAGTTGCCCTTGCTGCAAGGCAGCCGCTCCATGGACCAGTCCGCAGGCTTGTCCCACGCGATACCGTAAGCGGTGTAGGGCGGCTTGCACAGCACATTCCCGGCCGCCTTCAGGTGGCAGCATGGCCCGGTGGGCAATCCCCGCCGGTCTTTGAGGAAGATCGGCCCACCGATCAAAAAGTCGCCGCCGGTCTCGCTGAGAATCTTTCCGGCATCCCGCTCCTTGTACTGCTTGGTGTTGATGTAGATTCGGACGCTGGCTAACAACTCCGGTTCCAGTGTCCCCGCCTGCGTAATCTTACCCATTTATTTTTCCTCCCCGGTGAGCTTGTCCCCCGCGCTGTCCACCGCCTTTTTCCCGGCCTCCAGCGCGGACACCAGCCACTCCGGCACCGGCGCACCAAAGGTCACCGCGTGTTCCGCAAGGCTCCCCAGTTCCCCGATAATGTACCAAACAATGACCAGCGGCGCCAGCAGCACCGTGTACTGAAACGGAAGCGTGATACCGGGGATGTTGGCAACAATCAGGCCAATCAGCCAGTCGGCCACCAGCGCGACAATTACAATTACCACTTCGCCACCCTTGTGCCACGCGCCAGCCCGCAGCTTCTCGCTGCTCCATTTCCCCTGTTTCGCCGCCGCAGCGCTGCCGATCAGCCAGTCCAGCAGCATCATCCCCACCCAAACCAGAACCAGCCAGCCGAACCACCCCCAGAACGCCGTCAGCGCCGCCAGAATCGCTGTAATTCCCGCTTTCACATTGGTCAAAGCATTACTGTTCATAATCGTTTCTTCCTTCCTTGCATCCCCGCCAATAGCGGGTAATTTTATTCCCACGTATAATGCGGCCTCTCGCCGCCCTGAACCGCGTACCGCATCCAGTCCAGCAGCACGATCACCGGCCCGCTGACGAGGCACCAGAGGGCCGCGAACTGCGGGCAGATCTGCCCCAGCACATTCCCGGCCATGCGGGAGTAGTCCCACACGCCCCAGCCCAGCCAGAGGTTCAGGATGCACCCGGCCACGAACTCCGCCGCCGTGATGGCAAGACCGCACAAGATCGCCTGTGTCCAAATCGGACACCGCCACGGCAGCTCTGCACCCATGCGCTCCATGAGAACGCCCAGCAGCAGCGCCAGCACCAGCATGGTCCAGCTGACGCCCTCGGGGTGGCCCCGTGCGGTCTTCCACGCCACCTCTATGAGAAAGTATGTAGTCCCGACGAAGCACCCCAGCAGGCCGGAGAGAATCACGTCGCCGCAAGCTGCGTATCCCTCCCCCGTGCCTTTGGCGCGGGTTCGCTCGCTCCGCTGCGTCTCCTCTTTCGCCCGAAACCCGCTACGCTGGGCTTTCGTGCGAGTGGGACGAAAGTTACGTTTACGCATTGCCGCCTCCTGCCGCCGCAATAATCGTTGCCATGTGTTCCGCCAGATCGTCCGGCAGCTTCGCCCCGTAGGTGATGGCCTCCACGTCCGCCACTGTCTCGCAACGCTTGACCCATACCCGGACGTGGTTGCAATAGGTTTGGTGATACAGGACGTGTGCGGTCGCCGCCTTGGCCATGATGGCGATGTCCGCCCCCGGGTAGACCTCGCACAGTGCCCCATCCAGATGATAGGCGTAGCCGGTGCCGCCCGCTTTGATGGCCTCCTGCGCCGTGGAGAGGTTGATCTGGTCGGGGATGGTCAGCGTGATATGCCCCGCTGTACCGTCCGAGAGCGTCACGTCGCACCCGGCCTCAATGGCAGACGTGCAGGCAGTGTTGACCTCCGTCAGCTTCGCGGCCTGTACCTCCGTCAGCGTCGGCGATACGGTTGGCCCCAGCCCGGAAAGCGTCCTGTATTCTTCCTCCGAGATGGAGACAAACGATTTAAGACGAATGGGAAACTGACTCTGCGTGGTTCCCACCACCTTGCCGTCCTTTAAACACTTGTAATACAGCATACTTATTCCTCCCCTGTGTAGATATAAGCGGTAGTCCCTTGTATATTGGAAATGTCAGGTACACGAAACTGATAGTCTAATGTACCGATTTCATATACATCTTGGTAATCACCAGTTCCGCATGATGCTCTTAGTACGCTACTGTCTGTGACAACTGCTAACTTACAGCCGCTCAAATGACTACCTGTACTCTCTACAAGAGCAAAGGATGCCGTAACAATGTGGGTCTCCTGATTTACTGATACGCATACTCCATAATAGCCATTGGTAAGGGAACTTAGAAAATACAAATTTTCATTATTTTCAGAAAAAGGATTTGTGTCTGTTAAATTTGCGCTGAGTGTTGACGGGCGTATTAAAGATACCGTTCCCCGTGTATCTGTGCGAGGGTCATACCAAACTAGGTCGCCTGTGCTTACAGTAGTTACCCCTGTATTAGCATAACGGTAAATTCCGATAAAAAGATCTTTAAAAGATGTGAAAAGAGGATAGATACTTCCTTTAGCGGATAATGATATACGCACAGGGTCATCAATATCACTTGGGTTTATTTTATCCTCGATATACTGAAATGTTTGATAGTACACTCCACTATTGTTCTCTTCACGTAGCAAGAAGCAGTAGCTATCATTGGTAAAGGACATTGTCTCCAGTGTAGGAAGCGACGCCAGACTTTTTGTGCTAAATATTCCCGTGAGCTTGTCAAAGATAATCATAGTAAGCGGCGAGACTGTATGAAAGAAGTAAACCTTGGTCTTTGACATTCCCGGGCTTGAACCGTAGTTTCCAACATTTGCATGTGTGCTAAAAGTTATCCCCCCGTCAAGACTCACACAGCAAACATCAGGGGCGGGGGCTTTTCCATCATAATCATATGCAACCACTCCATCATACACACTCAATGGTTTAAAGTCACTACGATGGGGATAAGGTAAAGTAATGGTTCGGATAAGTTGTGCAGTTTTATCCAAAACATAAATAGTCGTTGAAGAAGTTTCTGCCTGTACATAGATTTCATGACGAATCCTATCATACCCAACGAGTATATAAGAAAGATACGAGCTAGAACCCGTGTCAGAAAACGAAGGAAACTTCACGCCTGCATATACTCCAATTACATCGTGCAACTCCGAAAAGGCACTTTTGTCATAGAAACCGCCCGTACACGGCAGAACGTTATCCGGCAGGTTTGAAACAGCACTGGAGGCCAGCATGATTTCGCCCGTCCTGTGTGTGTTTGCCAGAGCCGCCTCCAGCTCCGCAGTGGTCGCCGCCCCGATCTGCGCGGGGGTCACGCCGTGGGGATTGTTTTTGTCTTCGATGTGCGCCAGCATGGCCTTCAGCTCCGCGCTGATGGTCGTCTCCGCCCAGTGCGCCGCGTTCCACGCCTCCGGCACAGTGATGGCCGTGGTGCAGCGGTACAGCTTGCCGTCCTTGGTGCAGTAGTCACCGACGGCATAAGTCCCAGCCGGGTTGTATTCCTCCGCCGACCGCGCCGCCGCCATCGCCGCGTCGATCTTTTCAAAGTTATAGTTGAGATCGGCGACATCGGCATATTCGTTGCCCGCAGGCAGGCGCAAGCCCAGATTTGCAGTCGTGTTCATGTGTTCAGATCACCCTCCTTTATCTCCCGCCACGTGTGGGTCTTTAGCTCCGCCCAGGTATGGGTCTTCACTGCGTCCCAGGTGTTGTAGATGATGATGTAATCCCACCCCAGATGCGCGGGCATGATCTCCCGCAGCGAGGCGGTCAGATCTTCCATGTTGGGCGGGATGCCGATGGTACCCACGAACTTGATGGCCACCCGGTACCGCTCCGGCTGCTCCGTCACCTCCACGTCGCCGTTGGAAAAGCTCTCCGCCACGCTCTGAATCATGGCCACGGTGGTGACGCCCGCGCCCCGCAGCTTGGACTTCACCCGGCTGCGCCGAAAAGCGGTGTCCTTGGAAACCTCCACCGGAATGCCCAGCGCCTCCTCCCAACTTTTAAGCCCCCACGTGGCCGTGTCTACATTCAGCTGGTCGCACAGGCCGTCCCTGGCCTGCCATAGCGCCAGCCGCTCCGGTTCCAACGCCTGCTGGATGTCCGCGAACTCTGCGCCCTTCTGTAAAAATTCCGGGTACCGCTGAATCAGCATGCTCACGATACGCTTACCTCCCCCAGCACCGGTACCTCGTCGGCCGCCACGGAGATGTTGGCGGTACCGCCACCCACCGTCAGGGCCGTGTAGTCCACCACGCCGGGGATGCTCAGCAGCAGGAACGCCACACGGTTATAGAGCACCGTGTAGGTCTTCTCTGGGATCACGTCCAGCTCCGCGTCCAGGTTCGCCGTGAAACTCCCAGCCACAAGAGATTTGAAATAGGCCCCCACGGCCTTCTCCAGCGCCGTCTGCACCGCCGCCTTCGTGGTGGTGCCGTCGATGGTGACGGCGGCGCTGACAGCCAGTATTTTTGCCGTAGCGGATAGCACCGTCACTTTGGGACCCACGGGTCGCTCTGCGCCAATATGGGCGGCGGCAGCACTCACGATCTCCGCGTCCACCGCGCCGCCTTCCGGCGACGCCAGCAGCACCTTCACCGTCCCGTCGCCGTTCCACTTGGCGATCACCCGGGAGTAGCCCACGCCGTCCACCTCCCCGGCCCACATCTGGTAGTGGTAGGGATTTCCGGAGGTGGGAGATCGCTGCATCCGTGCGTAATATCGGCTCACTAGCGCGGCGTCGGTCTCCGCGTCCGTTCCTCCCGTGGCTGCGTGGTTGGCATAGCCCGTAATGCCGCTGTAATTGCGCAGGGTGGATACGATCTCCCCGGCCCCGATGTTGTAGGCCGCGCCCACCTCTGCCGCCGTCAGCGTCCCGGAGGCCGTGCCATCTGCGATGGTCGCCGCCCCTTCCAGATAAAAGGCCAGCCCCGCCGCCGTGTAAAACGGAGCGCCCGCCGGAACCGTGGCCCCGTCCGTGCCATTAAAGGTCACCGTGCAAGAGGCAAGCGTTCCGACTTTACGGGTGATGCCCACGGCGGACGCCTGCTTGTCGATGTAGGTCCCGCTGGTCTCGTCCACGTAAAACATGGACTCCAGCGCGTCCATGGCATGGTAACAATGGCAGATCTCCGTAGCCATGGCGGCGATAATATCACCGGTAAAGCTGCCCTCGCAGGTGAGCAGCGGCGTTTTCAGCCGCGCGAGTATCCGGGCTTTCACCTGCTCCTCCGTCAAAGCCTCATACATCCAGCGATACCTCCCCGTAAATCGTTTGTACCGTACACTGTACCGTCAGCCGGTCGCCCTCAAAGTCCACCGCGATTTCTCCCACGCCTGTGACGTAGGGACTGACCATCAGCGCCTCTCGGACGCAGCGGATGGCCTCGCTGCGCTTCACGTCCGCCGTGAACGCCTTGCCGATCAGATCCTCTGCCTCGCACCCGTAGTCCCAGGAGTACACGTCGTGGCGGAATCGGGGCGTTTTTAGAGCCTTCCAGCACCATACCTTCACCGCCTCGGCCCCGGTCACCTCCACCGCCTCCCCGGCAGAGAATACCGGAACACCTGCGGTGAAGTCCCATTTGATTTCCCGCGCCATGGGCAGCGCACTGGCGGACTCCTCCGCTTCCGGCTGCACAATTGGAAAGATGGAGCTCATCCGCACCTCACCACCTTGTCAAGAATGTAAAATGTCTGGTCGTCCGCCGTCAGCAGAAGCACCTCGTCCCCCGCCTTCAGCACCGGGCCCTCCTGAGTGGTCACGGCGTTCAGTTCCACCGTGCCGCTGGAGATTGTCATGGAGGAGTGGCTGCCCTTGGGACAGCTTGCCGAGATCGCCAGCGCCCCAGATACCGCGGAGCCGGATACGGTCAGCTTTTCCGTGTGACCGCTTACCAGCCGGTGGCTGATGTAAAACCGCTCCGCCTCCTGCGTGGTTCCCGCCACGTCGATATTCAGCGGCGCGACCGACAGCACCGTCCCGTGCAGAAGCCGGGCATTTCCCGCCGGAATGGCCATTTTCCCAGCATCCCGCATCGTATTGTATAGGCCGCTGAATGGATCTTCTTTCACGTCGTCCTCCCTCCTCTCCAAATGTGTCCAATTCGGACACATTATTTTTTAGGTACCGATCCCGCCTCCTGCTTATCCATCAGATTCCGGAAGTCCAGCGACACCTTCGTGTGGTACACACCGCCGCTGAAGGAATGGCTGTCCGCCGTAATCCAGAACTGCCCATAGGTGCCGGTGACCGGCTCCTCCACCACCACAGCGTTACCCGTGATCAGTTTCGGACTCCCGATGCACTCGGCGGTGATGGTGGTCTCAATCCCGTTCTCCTCCAGAATCTCCTTGGCGGTGGTCTCCGGCTTCTCGCTGTCCGTTGCCTTGATGGCTTTTTGCATCAGGCCGTACAGCGCCACGTAATTCTTGGGGCTGTCAAAACGCTGTACCAGCCTGTTGTTGTCGTCGTAGACCCCCACCCGGGTCACCAGATTTTCCATGCTGTCCTTGCTGGTGCAGGAGAGCAGGTTGCTCCCCGGTACCAGCCGCAGGCTATCCGCCCCGATGGCTTTCTCCACCACCTGCAACTTGTTGGAGGCAAAACGCACCTGGTACTTCTTCCCGTTCTGCTCCGACGCCAGGGTGTACAGGGTCTGAATGATCTGGTACAGGCTCACGCCCAGAAAGTTCCGGCTCAGACTCACGCCGGTGGCGGCAAGCTGTCCGCAGGGAATGCCAAACTCACTGGCAAGCTCCCGCGTCACCGCCTCCGGCGTCTGCTTGCGCACCGCCAGATACGTGCTGTTGCGCTTTAAGTACAGTCCGTTGTCCAGAGCCTCGCAGTCCAAGGTCTGCCCCAGACTGTCCCGCTGCCGGGATACCACGTGGCCGGAAAACAAAATATCCGCCTCGTGGTACAGCCGCACCTGCCCGCCCAGTTCGCACAACGCCTCCGGCGTTACGCTGAAGGACAGCTGCCGGGCGCAGTCGCGGTAGCTCCCACTCCACGTCTTGCTCTGTACAAAGGGCGTGATGTGCTCCGTTTTCTTCCCGTCCAAACTCCATGTCCGGATTTTCAAAAGGTCGTTATAACTCATTCGCCATCCTCCGTCTCCGCCGCGCGGAATGAAATGATTTTCGCCGCGGCGTGTACGTGGCGAAAATTCAAAGGCTCAGCCGCCTTGGGCGGCGTCGCCAGTCCGCAGACTGGCGGTAGGGAATCTAAAGGGGGAGCCCGCTCCCTCTTTAGGCTAGTTTGCTTTTGTCAGGGCATCTTACTTTTTGCCCCGGATAGATCAGATTGGCATTTTTGATGCCGTTGTACTTGGCCAGTTTCCAGCAGAGGGCCCCATTTCCGTACTGCTTCCGGGCGATGCCCCACAGGGTGTCCCCCTTCACCACGGTGTAGGTCTTCTCTGCCTGCGCTGCCCGGACAGCGGACCGGGTGTTGTTCCCGGTTTCCTGTGTGACGCCCGCCGTCTCCGCCGCCAGCTCCCGGTACCGCCGCATGGTCAGCGTCACGTATACGTCCCCGGTGCCGTCCTTCTCGCCGTAGCGCACCGGCCCCAGCAGCACCGGCACATTCACCGGCGTGTCGGTGATGATCAGGCGCAGCACCTCGCCCGCCTCCGACCAATCCACCAGCGTCTTCACCACGGCGTAGGGGTCACCGCTGTAATCGCCCTGGGTGTAGTTCCGGGCTTCGGACGGCAGCAGAAATTCCAGCTGCTCATCAAACAGGGCGGAAAGGCCCGGAAACGCCGCCTCGCCGGTCTGGGCCATGTCCAGCACCGTGATGTTCCTCCCGAATTCTACGGAGAACTCCGCAGGCGTCACAGGCATGGCGAGCTGTGCGTCTGTTTTAACACTTCTAAAAAAGATCTGCATGCGCCCTCCTTATCCCGACCGCATCTTACCCAGATTGATCTGCCGCAGCAGCTCCGACGCAATGGCCGGGATGTCGCTCTCTTGCCGGACGTGGAACTCATTGCCCGTAATCAGAATTTGTCCCTTGTCCCCGTCCTCCGCGCGGCTCTCCGCCGCCGTCTTCACGGTCTCATCCTGGTGCAGCAGATACAGCCCCGTCTGTGACACTCGCCGCATTCCAAAGCCTTTTGAGCCGATGTAATCCGCATTCCACGCGCCTCGATTGGTTGTAGGACCTTGGTGGTTTCCATAGGTATCGGTAATGGGGTCATAGTCGTTGGCGTCCATCGTCGCCGGATCAAAACCGTCGTTGTCACCGGTATAGTGCAAAATCCCCCAGCTTTTGATCTGCGCCAAACTCCACTTGTCCTTGTAGGCTTCCAAAGTGGACGAGATGCTTCCGGCATAGGTGGCGGTGTCCTCCGCCTGTTTGTCCCAGATGTCCATTTTGTCGTCTACGTCGCTAGAAACACTGGCCAGATTCTGTGCGTTTTCAATGACGGTCTTCATGTCCGCCCCGGCCTGCTCCGTGTCTCCGTTGGAAAACTCCTCCTGAGCGTTCAGATAGGCCGTGCGCAGCTCGGCGATCTGATCGGCCACACCGGCGTCCGTTTCGGAGGAGGGGGTCTTGCCTTCCAGCACGCCGGACATGACGTCCCGATAGAGCTGCTCTTCCCGGTTGTCCCGTGTTGCCTCCCCCTGCCCGATCATGGCGTAGGCGCTGGAGAGCGCTTCACCTGCGGAACCGGACAGCCAATCTGTCTGCTGCTGCAGCCCGTTCATGCGGCTGGAGTTGTAACTGTCGCCCTGAGCGTTCTCAATGTTTTGCTGAAGGCCCTCCACGGTGGAAGTCTTACCGGTAAATGTCTCCGCCTGAGCGGCCATCATTCCACCGTAATTTTTGGCCAGCTCCTGGTACAAGATATCCGCCGCATCGGAACCGGATATTTTACCCTTGGATATCATGGAAGAGAGCTTCGTAGAGGAGACGCCGTAGTAATCCGCCAGCATCTGGTTAGCGCTGATGCCCTTCAGACGCAGCTGCCTGAGCTTGGCGCTGTCCAGCGTATCACTGCTGGAGATATACCCGAGGATCTGCGCCACGCTGTCCATATCCGACGTGGACATGCCCAGCGCCGCGCCGGTGTCTCCAATGTCCGTCAAATGGGTGAAAATATTGTCCTGCGTGTCGCCGTAGACCATCAGAGTCTTGCCAATTCCGGTCAGATCGTCGTAGATGTACGGCGTTACGTTGGCCATGGTCTTAATGTCACCCAGCACCTGCGTGGCGGCCTTGTCGGAGCCAAGGAGCGTCCCGTAGGATAAGGTGTCCTGCTCCCGCTTTGCCGCCGTGGCCGAGGAACTGGTTGACCGAGTGGAGGATGTGGAATCGGTGGTCTCCGTCAGCGTCCCGGCATAGGCCTGCATATAGCTGTCCTGCTCCTGAAGATCCTGCACTACCCCGCCGATTGCGCCGGTGGCCGCTCCGATTGCGCCGCCCACCGCGGTACCAACGCCGGGGATAATGGAACCGATGGCCGCCCCGGTGATTGCGCTGCCCAGCGCGCCGGAGAGGACGTTGCCCATCTCGCTGGAATAGGCGGAGGAAATATAATACTGAGCCGCCTGCTGCGCCGTGTCCCCAACCATCTTCCCCAGTCCCGCCTTGGCAAGCCCGTACAACATATCAACGGATTGTGAATCACTGCCGGAGCTGCTGGCGGAACTGTTTCCCAGCTTGCGTATGTCCTCCTGGGTCTCCCGGATGGACTTCCGGGTGTCCTTGGACGCCTCCTCATAGGATTTGGCGGCATCAGTGAGATCCTTGTACTGCTTCTTGGCGTTTTCAAAATTCAGGCGGCTTTCCTCGGTACCCGTCTTTTTAAAGGCATCCTCCGCCTCCTTCAGCGCCTTTTTAGCCTCCAGCGCCTGGGTGGATACAGAGGCGAAAGATTTGTTGAAGGCATCGTTCTTCTGAGAGAGCTGCCCCACCTTGCGCTGCAGGTCTTCAAATTCTTTGCTCAGAGCCTGGGAGTTTCCCAGCATGGACTTCATGGAGCCGCTGATCTGGTCATTTGCCTTGAATACGATGGATGTTTCCGCCATTCCGGTCACTCCTCTTTTCGGTGTTCCCACTCAAAGGCGGCGAACTCCCGGATGATCTCCTGCCACCCGTCCCCCGCCTCCCACAGGGCCCGCAGCTCCCCCGCGGGCCAGTGGTGGGCGTGGAACAGGTAGTACAGCAGGTCAAGCTCCGGGTCGCCCCCCGCCTCTAGCCGTTTTTTACTTCACTGAGGGTCTTTCTGAGGTACCCGGAAAGCTTCTGGATCTCCACAGAGAGCTCGTCGATCTCCCCGGAGGTCAGCCGGGCGGAGATGGCGTCCAGCGGCGTCGCGATCCCCTTATCCGGGCACAGCAGCCGCTTGTCGTGGAAATCCGGTTCCACGCAGCCCTCCAGCACAATGTCCAGTGACCGCTCGTCCACGGACTTTTCCTGCGTCTTGCGCACCTGCTTGTAGCTGAGCCCCCGCAGGCGGAAGATCACGTCCCGCCCCGCCAGCTCGCTGAGCCGGTCGATCTTAAATTCCTTCTCCGGCAGCACCTTCCGCACGTCCGGCAGCTCCGGCTTCAGCAGCAGCTCCAGCACGCTGACCTCTTTCATTTTTTCTTCCATCACTGCACCTCGATCTTATCCAGATATTTCACGCTTGTGGCGGTAAAGGGAATGGTAATGCTGCCCTCCTTGGCGGCTGCCCAGTCCATCACCGTCACCTCGTCATAGCTCACACCATACACGGAAATCCGCTCCGCGCCGTAGGCGTCGGGGTCCTTCAGTGCACCTACCAGCGTCTTGCGCAGGTCATGACCCGCCTGTACCTGCTCCACGTCGTCGCTGCCCCGGGTGTAGATCTTATGCAGCGTCATGCTCCCGGTGATCTTGATGCCGGTGACCTTGCTGTCCTCCGCCATCTGGCCGCAGAAATTGAGGGAGCTCTTGTTTTTGGCAACCTTCACCTGGAACGCGCTGACCTCCGCCAGTGCGTTTCCGTCCTCCCATAGAGCACCGTGCGTACCGTTGATCACTCTAAATCCATCTGGCATTTTGATATCCTCCTTTTACAGCCGAATGACGACCGTAACGTCTTCGATGGCGTCCACTGGACTGATGGCTACCATCAAAAACACGTTGGTATCGGTCCCGGCCTCTTTGATTTCCTGTTCGTTCATGTCTACCGTGGGAGTGCCATTCTCCTCAAGCCACGCCTGCTGTGCGTCCACGTCGATGCCGCAGGTGAAATTGTCCAAAATCAGGCCGTCCCGAGCAAGGGAGCGGAGATAGTCGGTGATGGCCGTCACCAGCAGCAGCTTGTTTTCATAGGTATTTGCCATCTTCCCAATGTAATTGTCGTCGATGGCCAACCTTAAATCGTGCTGCACTATATCCAGCAGCTCCACGATTTTGATTTTCTTCCATTTGTCGCTCTTGCCGGTGATGGTGGTCAGGCTGTTGACGGCCCGGCCGGTCTTCACCTTTTCCCCGTCCCAAAACAGCACCATCTGCCCATTGCCAACGGCGGCATCCAGCGCCGCCTCGGTCAGGCGATCCACGTCCCGGACCTCCGGGAGAGGCGCGAAAGTGGCGGAAATGCGCATGGGCGTCCCGGCCAGAAGGCCCGCCATCCGCCCGCAGTAGGCGGCGGCCGTGAGCTTTTCGGTCTCGCCGATGTCGATGCCGCCCGCCGCAAAGTTGACGATTGCCTCGCTGTCCGCCGCAAGGCCCGGCAGTACCGCCTTGTAAACGGCGTGGTTGTCACTCCGCTGGGTGACAATCCAAGTCTTAATCACGCCCGCCTCCGTGGCCGTCAGATCGGCAGGCCCCGCCAGATAGTCAAACTGCTGGGTAGCCAGCCAGTTGAGGGCCGCACAGCCCGCCGCAATGACGTCTTCCGCGCCGGTGATGTACAGCAGCACCTTTTTCGGGGGCTTTTCGTAGCCCAGAAATGCCCGCCGTACCGCCGCCTGGTTGGCGGTTCCCATCTCGCTGGGGATCTGGGACGGCGCGGTGAGGGTATAGGTCTTGTCCGCCAGCGCCGCATCCCGCAGGATCAGGGCCACCGTCCCCTTCTGGGAGCGGGCCAGTGCCGTGGACGCCGCCTGCTGAAATGCAATGTTGATGCTGGGCATTGCTAAAGTACTCATAATGTCGTGTCCTCCTTCGTTTTCGTTGTCAGCGCAAGCTGCTCCATAAGGGGCAGCACCGCCGCCGGGTCAAATTCCTGTCGGTCAAAGGCAATGGAGAAATCCACCGTCACCTCGGTGTAATCCCGGTAATGCTTGCTGGAGCAGGCCGTCACCTTCGGAGCACGGTCGCCTACGCGAAGATACCCCGCGCCAAAAATGCCCTCAATCAGCAGCGTGCGCAGGTCCAGAACGGAAAAATCACTGTCCCCATAATCGTCCGGGTTAATCCAGTTCGTAATTTTGTATCGGAACAAAAAGCCGGTGGAACGGGGAGTGAGGTCCGTGATCTGCATGGTCACAAGCTCTACCATGGTGCAGGGACGCTCCACGTCCCGCTCCACCAAATTGTCATAGATGGCCTTATCCTCCGGCAGTGTTTTTTTCAGCGCTGCCTTGATGGCCGTCATAAAATCATCAGGGGTAATCATCCATTCAGCCCTCCCAGCAGCCGCTTGCAAAACGCCTCGGCGGCGTCCGCCGCCGTGCGATCCGCGCTTCCAGCCGCCGTTTTGTAAAATTGAAAGCTCCGCGTCCTGGTAACGTGCGCCTCCGGATGGTATCGCTTTACCCGGCCGGAGGGCTGGCGGACTTGATGCCCGGCGGTCAGGTAGTTCGTCAGCGCTCCGGCGTTGGCCGTCTCCCGGCCACGGGAACCGGCAGCAACCTCAACAGAGTCCGCCCGGACTGCCACATAGCCCCGCCCGCTGCCCATGTGTGCGTTCTGCCAGGTCTGCACGCGCCCGCGTGGGTCGTTTACACCGGAAGCTGCCACTGCCCGGCGGACCTCGCTGGTCATCGTCTTCCCGACGTCCGCAAGCATGGCCTCCTTAAAGCCAGGGATCTGATTGATTACGAGTTTCCACCGTTCCCAGAAGGCGGCCCATTCCGTGGTGTCAATGCTCATTTCCTGTGCCATCACAGATCCGCCTTTCGTACGATCTCATACTCGTTTTTCCACTGGTCCAGCGTGTGAACCGTCAGCACCTTGTAGGGAGTGACCACCACCTGCACCAGAGAGCCCGCCGCGAGTTCGATTGCCTTGGGTGTTACCAGCACATAGGTCGTCACGCTCATCGCGTGAGGGTCCAATTGTTCATGTCCCACGTACTTTTCCGTCAAGATGCCGGGGAACCGGGTACCCTCGTGGCTCTTGTCCCAGTCCTTCCGGCACTCCACCGTCTCGCACAGTGCCGCTTTCACCTCTACCATCCCCGGTTGCTCCGCGTCGGTGATGGAGGTCAAAAAACAAAACTGTCCCCGCCACAGGAAGGAGAGCCCCAGATTGATCCGGCTGGCCTTGCGCATGGTGAAGGTCACGCTGCGCGCCCCGATGCCCACGGCGGAAAAATAGCTTGCCCGGTCGCTTTGCACTGCTTTCACCCAGGCTCCCCATACCGTCTGCCACGACCAGGCGTCCTCCGTCTTGTCGTAGGTCAGCTCCCGCGCCTGCACCCGCTCGTTCAGATCCCCCGCGCTGATGAAATTCATCACACTACCTCCGCCCCGGTGCCGGTGCCCAAATCGGGCACCGGCTCGGTGAGCTTCAGCTGATTCAGCAGCCGCCGGAAAGCGGGATTCTCGGCGACAATGGTACCGGTGATGGTCATATCCCGCCGCATGTAGCTGTCCAGCACCAGGTAATTGATGCAAAGGTCGTATTGCGCCCGTCGATTCGTCCCCGTCTCCGGCTCGCTAACGCCCGCCTGCTCCATGTAGCTCACAGCCGAGCAATAAAACCCGTCCACCATGTCTTTCTCACCGTCTTCCAATAGATCAATCCGGCAGTACGCCAGCAGCGCCGCCCGCCGCGCGTCCGTCAGCTCCGCCATGGTTAGATCACCAGCGTCCAGTCGTTCTTTGCCGGGCGATACCGGACGGGACCGGACATGGTCACGGCGCAGATCACAGCAGCGGCGCAGTCGTGCTGGAACTTCACGGCGTAGTAGCCGCCGCGGTCGGCGGTCACCCTGGCAGAGATCACCGCCACCGCAGAGTCCATGTCCACGCTTGCGGTAAATGTCTTTTCCGCCACCTTCACGGCGTTGGCACCGTCGGGATCTTCTGCGGCGTACAGTGCCACGGTCAGCTTCTTGCCGCTGGCAATCGCGCCGGTGGATACCAGAAACTCCACCTCGGGCATTCCGATAGCAGAGAGATAGGACGTGGCCGTCTCGGTGGACGCTGCCACGGACGCGGGGGCCATGGCCACCGTGTGCTTCAGAGCTTCACAGATTCTTTCCATTGTTAGATCCTCCCTTTCATTAAGCGCGGGTGTCCAGTGTGACAAACGGGCTGCGTTTCTTGGTGCTGTTCTTGATGGTCAGCGGCGCGTCAATCTTTGGTGCGCCGTTGCAGCGCCACACAATTCGGAAACACTGCTGATCGGTCAGGAACTCCACATGCATGGACCAGTCCTGACGGGCGGTGCCCTTCATCAGCAGGATGTACTGGAACGGGTCTACCAGCAGGATGTCACCCTTGGTCCCGAGGGCCGCGCAGTTGTCATCGAAGAGCACCGGCTTATTCAGCACCCGCTGCGTGTCAAAGTTTCCAAGGCCGCCCTCGGGGTTCCACAGGAACTTGGCCGCGTTGCCGCTTTGGATGGAGAGATAGGGCAACTCCTCCTCGGCGTCGGGGTGCATCAGCCAGCACAGGCGCTCCCGGTTCCGGGGCATGGCCCGGGCCTGCATCCTGATTGCATTGGCTCCGGTAAACGTTCCGGCAGCCTGGTCGGTCTCCTTGGGAACAGAGATCAGCGCACCGGATTTCATAATGCCAAGGGGCTTGCCTTTGCCGTCTCCGTTGATGACCGCTGCGGTCAGCAGCCGGTCGGCTGCCAGAGAAAAGCCCGTGGACGCAAGGCCCGTCATAAACGCGGTGTCCTGCAGCATCTCGTCCGTGCAGTACATAAAGCCCATCATCTTTTCCAGATCCAGCCGCATCTCGCGGGACTTGGGCTTGCTTGCGTCCACCGTGCCGCCCTCGGCTGCCCAATGCATCTTGATTCCGCCGAATACGCTCTCGGAGATATCGGTCTCATCGAAGCGGAGCCAGCGGGCGGAATTGGACGCGGAGGAGCAGGTGTACCGATCCAGCCGGTTCAGCAGCGGGCTCTGCTGCACGGCGCTCTCCATGATCGTCCCGGCAAAGTCCGGCTGAATGGCAAACGCGCCGTCCTCGCCGGTACCGGTCCCGGTACCCAGCACCACGTTATTGATCTGTTTCAGCCGCTTGTCCTGCGCCACGCCTTTCGTCTGGTCCCGGATGGCCCGCAGCTGCTCCCCGATGGAATCAAACAGGTGCATCTGCTTTTTTTCATCTTTGGGCTCAGGCTTTTCCTCGTCGTGCAGAATGCCGTCGTCACCCAGATCCACCGGCTGAGCGTTCTTATTGCTGGCGGACATCAACTTTGCAACCGAGTCAATGCTGGCATTGATGCCCTCCATTTTGGTCGTCAACGCATCGACCTCCTCAAATTTGCCGTCCTTGACCAGCTGCTCGGACTGTTTCGCGAGCTCAGATTTCTGCGCCCGCAGCTCCGTGATTTTCTCCATAAAATCCATTTTGTTCCCTGCCTTTCAAAAATTAATAACTTGCAAGCGACCTGATGCGAGCCAGGGCGCGTCTTGCCTTCAGTTGGATCTGTTCCGATTCCTCGGCTTTGTGGTCGGCGTAGCGCTTTCGCATGGCTGCCGTCACGCGGATGGTATTTCCGCAGGCCGCAACCAGCGTTCCGGTTGTGCCCGATTCGGACACACCGTCCATCTGCACAACCTCGTCGATCAGGCCGTATTCCAACGCCTGCGTTGGGGAAATAAAGATGCTCTTGTCCATGAGCGCCACAAGTTCCTCACGGGTCATGTGAAAGCCTGCTCGGGCCATATAGGTCTCAATCACGGCGTCCCGGGCGTTTTTCAGCTCCTCCGAATACCGCTGCATTTCCTGATAGTCGCCCTCATCGCCGCCGGATGGGTTGTGGTAACAAAGCAACGCGCCCGGCTCTGACCGGATGGTATCGCACCCGGATGCCGCAATGGTGGCCGCCGATGCGCCGTACCCCTGATAGAGAGCCTCTGTGTGCCCGCTGTATCGCCGCAGCATGGAACGGATCTCGCTGCCCACTGTCATGTCGCCGCCGGGGGAATTGATCAGCACGGTGATATCCTCGCCTCCGGCTGACCCCAGTGCCGCTTTGATGTCCATGGGCGCGGTAAGGTCTCTCCAACCGCACCAGCGGGCAATATCCGCCGTATCGTTGTCCAGCAGCGTACCGCGAATTTCAATTTCAGGCATTGTTGTCCTCTCCTTTCAAAATGGACTCCAGCGAGGCCAGATTTTTGGTTGCAAGGAATTTCTGTCCCAGCCCTCCCGGAATGGGGTTGCGTTCCTCCAGTGCCCGGCACTCGTCCGGATTGTAGAGTCCTGTAAAAACCATCTTCTGATAGAAGCTCGCCCGGGCCGCATCGTCGCCCCGCAGCAGGACGGATACATTGCCCCGCAGATACCACCCGTTCTTCCGCTGAGCCGGGGTAAGCAGCTTATAGGTGTTTTCCTGCTCCCACGCCGTTACGAAAGGGACCAGCGTATCCGTCACATAGTCGACGCGCTGCTGGGAGTTGGAATCATAGCTCTCCTTCCCGGTCTGCAGCATGTACTTTGGAATGCCGGTGAACCGGCTCACTTCCTCCACGGAAAAGCCACGGCTCTCAATGTACTGGGCGTCGCTCTGGTTCAGGCCGATGGGGTTGTATTTCATCGTGTGGTCCAGAACGGCCACCTTAAACGCATCCGCTGAGGCAAACCCTTTGAACTCCTCTTTGATCTTGTCCCGTGTTTCTGGTTTGGCATCCGTGTCGACTTCCACAATGCCAGAGATCCGCGCGCCGTTTTGATAGAATTTCTTGTTGTACCGCTGCGCCATGCCATCCGCCGCAATGACCTCTCTGGCCAGCTGCAGCATGCCCCGCCCGTGGATGCCGTCATAGCTCTCAAAGAACAGGAAGGAGAGCTCATAGGAGGAAAAGGTCTTCTGCACCCCATCCACGTTGTAGTCGTACCAGTAAGTGCCGTTCTCCCGGTCTTTCCGAATGGTGCAGCACTCCGTCGGCAGCGGGATACGCTCGATCAGTTCCCCGCTTGCATCCCGCACATTCCAGCAGGCACCAAAGCCACGCCAGAACGCATTGGACATGAGGATCTTCCCGCAGAGGAACGGGGACATATTGGGATTGGGCCGGGCTTTCAGCACCTGGGAAAGAGCGTCATCGTTGACCGAAACTCTGGCATCCCCCTCTTTTTTGTAAACACTGAACGGGATCATGCCAAAGGAATTGGTCAGGATGCGGTGCGCCGCTGCCACGGGGGAAAGGGCTTCTGCCGTGTGCGTCCGGACGTCCAGTGCCTCCCCATTGAAAAAGGTGTCGTGGAACCATTGCTGTGCTTCTTCCCACGTCATGGGATTTGACTCAATACTGTTTCGAGGCGTGCGCATTGCCCGATCAAGCAGCATCAGCGTCTGCCCCCTCTCCGGGCCTTGGCGATCACAACCGCATACAGGCTCAGCCAGACACCGGAAGCCGCCAGCGCCGCAGCCTTACCAAATGCCTCCTGCGCCCCCAAGACAAAGCAAGCTCCCGCTCCAATCAGCAGCAGATCATCCAGATACAGTCCCAGCGTCCGGACCGCTTCCCGGAGAACAGGAGCCGCTCGGCTCCATGTGGTCTTCCATTTTTCTTTCACATCAGACCCCCCAATCTTCACTTTGTACATGCTCGTTGATATTGCTGCCCGGCGTCCGCTTTACCAGCACCCGGGCCAGCGCGTTCATGGCGGCGGCCACAGGGTCAATGCGCTCCGTGTCGTCCTTGTGGCGCTTACTCAGCTTGATATCCTCATAGTTGTTCTTGATCTCGATGGCGTTCTGCAGGCACCAAAGCACCAGCGGACTCTCCTCAATGACCACCTTGCCCTGCAGCAGCAGCTCCCGGAAGGTCTTCACCGCCAGATTCTGCCCGGCGCAGGTCTGCGCCACCTCGATGCAGAAGTCGTCCCGGCCCCGGTCCTCGTTCATGCGGATGGCAAGGTCCGTGGCATTGTGGCCGTCGTAGTCCACCTCGTCCACCTGCCAGCCGTGGTCCCGCTCGCCCTCGCAGATCCAGTTGTACACATAACTGTTGTCCGTCACATCGCCGGGCGTCAGCGTGCAATAGCCGTCCTTTGCCCAAAACTGGTAGGCCACGCGGTCTGTCTTCTCGTGGCGTGCCGCGCCGTTCTCCGGCATGAAGCCCTGCATCCGCAGCGCGATCCGCCCGTCGTCCAGATCAAAGACCGCTGCCGCACCGCTGAGGTCGATGCGCTTACCAAGGTCAAAGCCGCAGTGGCAGTGACGGCCATCCGTCAGGGCCGCGAAGTCCGCAGGGGATACCTGGGCATCACGAGCCAGCTCCATGCAGTGCTCGTCCAGATAGTGGTTTACGCTGCCGGTCTGCCACAGGCACATCCGCCGCGTCAGGAACTTCCGAATCTTGTCCGGGTCATTGGAAGAATAGGCAGTGTTGTGCTCGTCCTGGATCTGCTTCAGCAGGATGGCGCTGTATGCGCTGGGATACCGGAGGCACGGATTGGACTTTAACCATGCCGCCTCATCGTGGGGATTGTCCTCGGCGTCCAGTTCCCGAATCATCACGAAGTAGCTCTCGTCCGTGACGGTCGGGTCTTCCAGTACCCGCTTGGCGTAGGTCTCTTCCACGTAGCAGGGCTTGCTTCCCGCGTCGTCACCTGCCGTGGTGATCACGTCCAACAGACTCTGGGCACGCTTTCCGAATGAGTTGGTACCCAAATCGTAAATCTCAGAGTTTGGGTGGGCGTGGTATTCGTCCACCACGAAGTAGGTCGGCGCGCCGGAGTCCTTGTTTTTCGTGTCCTTGCTTAGCGCCCGCATATAGCCGCCCCGGGTGCGGTGGACAATGGGATTGGAGCGGGGCACGATCAGCCGCTTTGCAATGTTGGGACTGGCAAGGCCGATCTTCTTGGCGTCGCCCAGAACACGCATGGCCTGGGACCGATCCACCGCCGCGCACTCCACCTCCGGCTCCTGCTCAAACTGCGCCAGCTCTGGATGATACGGCGGATAGAGGGCATCGCCGCACATATGGTAGAGGCCCTGTCCGGACTTCTCCGTGGACTTGTAGTTGCCCCGCGCCCGCTTGTTGTAGGTGTGGGTGAACCGGCGCGCCCCGGTGTCCTTATGTACCCACCCATAGGTGCAGCCAAGGTCAAACACCTGCCAGGGTTCCAGACGGATCGGCTTTCCGGCGTCCACGCCCCGGATCTGGATGCACTGACCGAACCAGCGGATCATCCGGTCTGCCCGGGTCGTGTCGAACACATAGGGAAACTCTTTTGTTCCCTGCCGCTTCAGATCGTCCAGATGCCGCTGGCACGCAAGGATTTCATATTTACAGCACTGCTCCCGCAGCCGCCCCCGCACCACCTGCTTGGCGTAGACCGAAACGGGATGGTGCAGGCCGCTCTGCCTGCGGACGCTTTTACTCGTCGCCAAAAAGCTCCGCCTCCTCTCCGGAGCCCTCCCCCGCCGCGCTTCCGGGAGGCAGCTCCAGACTGCACCGGCTGGATACCGTCAGCCCCAGATCGGACCCCGCCGCCCGGCACTGCCGGAAGAACCGATCCTGAATGGCCGCCCACTTCTGGGATTCGTCCGTATTTCCGGCGTTCATGGCCGACGTCAGCCGGTTGGTGGCCCGTAGGTAATTCTGCTCCGCCAGCAGGTACCGGGCGAGGCCGTCGGCATCCAGGGATGTCAATACCCCCATCCGGATCAGCACGGGAGCCAGCTCCCGGAACTTTTTCGCCAGGGATGCCGGGAGATAGGACGGCGGTTCCAGCTCACCGGCGGGCGGCGCTTTGATCTCCCTGGCCTCCCGCTCCTCCAGCTGGGCTTTGGTATAGTGTCGGCTGCCCTTTGCCCGAAGCGACGCCACCGGCTGACGCTTAGGAGGCATGTAACAGCACCGCCTTTTCCCCGGTGAACGCCTCCCAGCGCCGGAGGATCACATCCACAAAGCGGGGATCGGATTCCATCAGATAGGCCGAGCGCCCCAGCTGCTCGCACGCAATCGCCGTAGTCCCGCTTCCGGCGAACAGATCCAGCACCACCGCCTCCCGCAGCGTGGAGTTGGCCACCTGATAGGCAAACAGCCGCACCGGCTTCATGGTGGGATGCTCTTTGTTTTTGGTGGGCCGGTCGTACTCCAAAACCGTGGTCTGCTTCCGGTCAGAGCACCACAGGTGTGCCCTGCCATCCTTCCAGCCATACAGGCAGGCTTCATGGTCATCCCATGTATCACCGCAGTCCAGCTCTTCCGGCTCCGTCTGCCCGTGCAGACAGGGCTCGTGCTGCCAGCGATAGTCCTGGCGGCCCAGGGTGGCGCTCTGCTTCACCCAGATCAGGCACTGCCGCACCTCCAGTCCCACCTCATAACAGGCATCCCGGAACAGTCGCCCGGGCGCGCCATCCGCGTGCCAGATATAGAACGAAGCCCCCGGTTCCAGCACGGCCCGTCCGTTTCTCAGAGCAGCATCCAGAAATTCAAGAAACGCCGCGTCGTCCTGATGGTCATTTTCGATTTTCAGATGATCTGCCGTCCCGCCGGTGACGTCCACATTGTAGGGCGGGTCTGTCAGCAGCAGCTGCGCCTGGGCACCGTCCATCAGGGCGGCCACATCGCTTTCCCGTGTGGCGTTCCCGCACATCAGGCGGTGCCGTCCCAGCTGATAGATCTGACCGGGCCTGCTGACCGGTTCCGCAGGCAATTCCGGCTCGAAGTCGTCCTCCCGGACATCGTTGGATTCTTCCAGAAGGATGTCGTCCTCGTCAAAGCCGGTCAGGTTCAGATCATAGCCCGCATCTTTCAGCTCCTGCAGCTCCAGGCTCACCAACTCGGCGTCCCAGCTCGCCTGCTCCGCCAGCCGGTTGTCCGCCAGGATGTAGGCGCGGCGCTGCACATCGGTCAGGTGCTCCACCAGGACGCAGGGCACCTCGGTCATGCCCTCGGCTCTGGCCGCCAGCAGGCGTCCGTGCCCCGCCAGAATGTTGTCGTTCGCGTCGATCAGCAGCGGCGCGACAAACCCAAACTCCCGCAGGCTGGCCCGCAGGTTTTGAATCTGTTCTTCGCTGTGTTCCCGCGCGTTGCGGGCGTAGGGGATGAGCTCCGCCACGGGGCGCATCGTAAGTTTAGTCGTTGTTCGCATAGGGGTCACCTCTCAGTCTCCATACAGGTCATCGCCATCCGTTCCCGGGTCTGTTACTTGTGCCGCCCGTTTCTGTGCCAGGCGGACCCGGCCCGTCGGCGTCAAGCCCAGCTTCTCCGCGTACTGGAGTAGGTTCCGCTCCAGCGATTGCAGCTTGCCGTTCAATGTGTCCAATTTGGACACCGCCTCAATCAGCTCATCCGGCGTCATGGCGGGGCCGTTTTTCTTTGCTGAGCCCTCCCATTCGGCGTCCGTCAGGTTTACGCCGTCCTTGTGCTTTTTCTTATCAGCCGGATCAACCGCACCCTGCACCCCAAGCTGCTCCAGCAACTGATTGTTCAGCAGGATTGTCTGATCGCGTCTCGCCAGCATGGAGCAGTAGCCCGCCAGCATTTCGCTGTCCAGATCGTCCAGGATGGACAGCCCGTCCATGCGCTTGATGATCTGGTTCCAGTAGGCGTTGGCCGGTTTGTTCCGGGCAACAAAGGCGGGTTTCTTCAAGCGGACTTTTCCGCCTCGGTCCGGCAGAGTCGCGGCCTCGGCCTCCCGGCGGGCTTCCTGCTCGGCGTCCGTCAGGTGCTTGGACATATTCGCTTTGGTTTTGGGTGGGGTCGGCATCCGCCCTCCCTCCTTTCCGCCGACGCTGCGTCGGGCGCTGCGTCCCTGAAACGCTGATTGGGGAAATTTTCTCGCACACGAGGGGGCATGCGGTCTTCCGCCGCCCCGGGCAAAACTTTCCGAAGCGGGGGGAGGGGTTGGAAAGCCTTTGGCTTTCCGGTGCGCACACACGCTCACACGCCCAGACACACGCGCTCACACGCTCCGGCGCAGGCGTAGCTTCGGGCAAAACTCAACGCGATTTTTTAGCACGAGATTGCCACAATTCCCGAGCCGTTTTCTGACTGTGGCAAGCGTGGCACAGGCTCTGCAGGTTGTTTCGGTCGGTAAACCTGCCCCAGTCGCCCTTGTGGTCCACGATGTGGTCCACGTCGGTGGCCAGCGTGCGGATACCCCGCTTGGCGCACTTCCGGCAGAACGGCTCCCGCAGGAGCTGCGTAGGCCGCAGATCATCCAGCCATTCCCGCGTCCGGTACATCCAGCGCCAGGACTGAGCCTCCTTGCTGCGTTGATCACGGTCCTTGGGCTTGTGTGCCGGGCAGTAGCCATCCCGGGTCAGTGCGCTGCATCCTGGATGCCGACACGGTCGGAGCGGCTTCAATGCCATGGGCTATCACCTCCGGGCAAAACAAAAAGCCCGCCCCGACAGTCACCTCCACGGAGGAAACTATCGGCACGGGCAATCCAAGTAGCACTGGCCATTCGAAATATTCACGATATGCGTTGCTTTGCAGCGATGGCACCAAATCTCCAACCGTTTGGCTTCCACATCGGGGCCAATGTGCTGATTGGTTCTGTGCTTGCATATTGGGCATACAACGTATCCGTTCTTTAAAATCAGTTTAACACTTTTGGTTGTTGCTGGCAATGCATTTCCCTCACTTTCTGGACCATGTCCGTAAATATTCATAAGGTTTCAAGAATAAGAAATCATTAACTTAAATATAAAGCGCTGTTTTTAAGAGAGCAGATAGCGGGTGTAGTTAAACACACCCCAGTCTCCTAGTTGCGGCTTGCTTACAATGGGTAAACGAACAGCGTTACGAGGCACCCGCAGCTGGCCCGTGTTCGATGTGTGAACCTCCGGTTCCGGGATCAACCGGCTCAGTTTACGCGAGCAGCCCCACGGATGCCTTCCGACATCCGGGAGCTCCTTCGTAAAGTAGATTGCCAGGCCACGGTACCCATGTTCAGCAAGGACTCTCTTGTGATCATATGGCACATCGTAAGCCTCGCCCCAGACCCATAGATATCTCACTATGGCCGGAGGGAAATCAGCATCCCGGAAAAATACGTGGATGTGGTACCGGTGATCACCGTGCAGCCCTTCCACGCGGTACACGTAGTAATCAAGTGGTATTTTCCGGAACCGCTTCAACCGTTTGCAAAATGCGTTCCAAATGTGCATCACACCATCGAGGCTATCCGGCAGAAATTCATCTGCAAATGTAAGAGTATAGAAGATCCCATCATACCCGAACAGCGCCAGCCGCAATTCCAGCTTGTCCACACTTGTGCGGCTCATGGCGGGCCCGCAGCGTTTCCGAACGCTCTTAGTGTTTACTCCGTTACGGCGAATGAAACACTGCCGGTCTGTCACAAAAGCCTTTACGAATGGCCCCGCTCTCTGCTGCACACACAGATATGCAGGAGGCTCATTCCCCATGGGCAGCCTCCCCGGCCTGTACGGCATCCCAGTCCCATAGTCTCTGCTGCCCCTTGGCGGGAATAGGCGTATCCAGCAGTTTGACATTGGTGATCTCCAATGCGTAGCGCCCCGGCGTCCAGTCCCCAAAAAGCATTTCACGCTCTGTCGGATAATGCGAGCTTAACTCGCTATCAACCCATGCGATGCGACGTTCCGGTGTCCCGCTCCACCCGATGTTTGTAATCTTGTGGCAACCGACCAACTCTGCTGTGGCTATAATTGCCCCAGTGTTCAATCTAGCCAGAGCGCCACTCTGGATGTCCAAATACTTGTAGAGAGCATCAAATATCTCTTGTTGCGTTTTCACGGGAAGTTCCCGCACAACGGCACGTGGTTGTCTTTGGGCCGTGTGAATTGCTATCGGCCCTCGGTATGACGTGGCCCAGGAACGGGTTTCAAACCGCTTTGCGCCACAGGCCCAAAGGGACGCCCACGGCTGCCAGATCGTAATAGCTTTCATTCCAATCATTCCTTCTCAGCAGTACCAGTCGTTTGCAAGGGTGACAGCCTCGCACATGCTAGTATCATTTTTAATCCTATATTTGGGCGGCTCATCGTCCTCCCCGCATTGTTCCACGGAATCTAAAACAGAATTTGCAAGCTTTTCATGCTCTCTGCGCAAATTCGTGAGATGTAGCGTTGCCTCATGTTCCAGGCTCTCTTTCTTCTTCTGGTAGGCCCGATAGGAGTCGTATTCCTCCTGAGTCATCTCAATCGTGATTTTCATAAAGTCTCCTCTCAATATTGCCTTTCTGGGTATACTCATTTTTGAGGTGATAATTTTGCGTATCGAATCGCTAGAAAAATGGTCCGAATATGCCGCATGGCTCTCTGCCAACGGCTACAGCATGTATATGTCCCAATACGGCATTGACAGTCCCGAGGGGTTTCACGCATGGTTCCTACAACACGAAACGCCCGGCGTGGAGGTCGTAACTTACTCGGAAGCCGTGCGGGATGCAATTTACAAATTCCCGGAAGGGAAATGATTCGTAGGAATTGCACTTGCATAGCAGCTCAAAACGGCAACTCCCCGTCTTCCGTATCGACTTCCGAAAAATCACTGCGGGCATCCACAGGAGCCGGAGCAGATGTGCCCGAATTGGACACATCTTTTTTTGAGTCTGCAAAATACACGTTATCGGCAATAACCTCAGCAGAGCGGCGCTTATTGCCTTGCTTGTCCGTCCAATCCCGGAGCTGCAAGCGGCCCTCTACCACGGCCATGCGGCCCTTGGAGAAGTATTTACTGACAAACTCAGCGGTGGCACGCCATGCCACAATGTCGATGAAGTCCGTCTCCTTCTCGCCGTTCTGGGACTTGTAATCCCGATCCACCGCCAGGGCGAAGGATGTCACCGCCGTACCGCTGCCGGTGCGTCGCAGTTCCGGATCGCGAGTCAGACGGCCCATGAGGATGATTTTATTGAGCATTACAGTTTCCTCCCGTTACACTGTACATTTCTCCGGCGCGCGGATTTCCGGAGGATTCCCGCTTGATATGTATACATCAGGTTCTCCTCGTTCCGCGCCGCCCGGGCGATGGCATCGTACTCGGCCTTCTGTGCGCAATAATCGCGCCAGGCTCGGCAGGTCTCCGGATTGTGGCAGCCCGGTGAACGACGTGGGCAATCTGGATGGCACGGCGGCTTAATCTTTTGCATGATGCACCTCATGCAAATCCAGTAAGTCGTTTACCAAACTGATATTTAAAACATCAGCAAATTTTTTTAATGTTTCAAGTTTGGGCTTTCTAACGTTTGTCTCATATTGGCCTATCATAGAGGCTGAAACGCCCAGCATTTGCCCCAAGTCTTTTTGCGTTAACCCCTTGGCTTTTCGCAGGATCTGAATTTTATCGCCTATTGTCAACTGTGCCATATCACACCTCCACCAGCGCCCGAAGGACGTCGATCATGATGGCATGGAGACTGTCACCGGTGACGTTTTCCGTTTTTATGTAGCCGTTGTCAAAGCGGATGATCACGCTCTCCTCGCCGCCGTCGTGATACTTATATTCCAACCGGCTCACGCCTTCATAGGCTGCCGCAATGCAGCGGGATAGCTCCCGGGTCACAAACTGCCGCTTCTGTTCAAACTGTTCCATGCTCATCATTCCTTCTCCTTTTCATCTGTAGCCTGACCAAAGCCGGATATTTTCCGCGAACCGAATACTTCCCGCTCCGGGAGCTGTAACAGATCAGCGATCATCGCCAGCATCCGCAGCTTGTCGGGATCGGTGTATTCAATTGGCTGCCCGCAGCAGGGGCAGGGATCGCCGGTTTTAAGCGTCCGCATCGTCCGCACCTCTTTCGTGCATCAGTTTTTCCAGCGTTTCCTGCCCGTTGTGCGTCATGCCTCCAGGCAACGCGGGCTGGTACATCCAGTAATGGATATGCTTCAGGTGTTCGTTGGCCACGCTCTTGGGTGTGGCGTCCATATAGTCCCCTTGGCAATACACGGACGGCTGTATGCAGCCGAAGGCGTCGCAGACAAACAGGAACCGACCTTCGTCCGGGTACTCATCCTGCGCGCTTTTCCATTTGCCGGTGAAAGGTTTCGGATCGTCCGCATGTCCCAGCAGATAATCGACGGAGCAGCCAAGTACATCCGCCATACGGACCAGATCCGCCTGAGACAGATCATCCGCAAAACACTGGCTGCTGTCGGTGATGCCTTCCCCTCGCTCTTTCTCCGCCCACTGCTTGGCCCGCCATGAGTCATACATGTACGACCGGTCTTTGTCTTGCGCGTATACTTGCTTGAGGAAAAACTGCGTTGTCATTTTCGCCGCTTTGCGGGCCTCGGAGAACCGCACCCAGCTGGCGGCGACCGTGGAAATGTGAGCGGCCTCCTTGGCCTTCTGCTCCTCACGCTCGGTCTTTTTTTGCACCTTGGTCTCAGCCTTATGTTTGGCTATCTGCTCGGCAAAATGACCGCAGGCGAATTTGCAGGAGTACAGCTGCGGACAGCCCTTACAGCATGTGGCTTTGCCATAGCGGCCGTCGCAATTCTTAGAACACCAGTCCTGCTTTTTTGTCACCCGCTGCCACATGTTATCTGCATTGGTGCAGCACTGCTCTCCCTTGGGGCAGGCAATGGCATCCAGCGCCGCCAGCTGCTTGCCCCAGGTCTCAACACCATTGCCGTACACACTCAAACCATCCTGCTTGGCGTCATACAGCTTGCGTTGATAGTCCTCCGACAGCCGCGCCAGCTCGTAGGCGGTATCCTCGTTAATCTTGTCTTTTTTGTAGAGCGCGGCCCACAGGGGAATCAGCTTCTCGCGGATCACCTTCAGCCGCGCCAGCTTGGACTTGGACAGCTTGCACGCCTCGGCCACATGGTCCCGCATCCGGCCGGGAAACTCCACGCCCTCCTCCTTCAGCTGGTACAGCAGCGCCTCCACCCGCTCCACCTGCTTGGACTGCTCTGCGGAGGTCAGATGTCGGGTGTCCGCGTTGGCGTAGATCAGGCGCAGCTCCTGCATGGCAGCGGAGGCGCCCTCGGTCTGCTCCACGATGCAGGGGGCCTCCTGGTACTCCGTACGCCCGTCCTCCACCAGCTTCCGCAGAGCCGCCCGGCGGCGGTGCCCGGAGACGATGGTATAGCGTCCGCCCTCGCCCGCCCGGACGCGGATGGGCTGTTGCAAGCCGCACAGCTCAATGTTGGCCGCCAGCTCGTCAATGCAGCTCAGCTCATAAAAATTATTGGGGTCGTCGTCGATCAGGTCGATGTCGATGTACTGAATCTGTTCCCGTCCGGATGTGTCCAATTTGGGCACATTGGCAAACTGCTTGCCCAGCATGGCGGAGATGTCCACGGTCTTCTTAGCCATTTGCCTTACCCTCCTGCCCTAAAAATTCCTGTACAAAGCGGCGATAATCCTTTGACGCGCCGCAGTGCGGACTGAACGCCAGCAGCGACTCCCCCGCAAAGGTGGCAGCAGCAACCCGGGACGAATGCCGGATCTTTGTGCGATAAACCGGCAGTCCGGATTGCGCTGGAAGAAGCGCCAGAGCGTCGTCCTCGACGTCTGTGTGCTGGTACTGTGTGGCGAGGACCCCGGTCACGCGCAGGCGGTCATTGGCCCGGCGCATATTTACGACCTGCTGCGTCAGTTCCGCCACGCCGGAGGTGGAGAACGCATCCAACCGGATCGGGATAATCACCGCGTCCGCAGCCGTCAGGGCCGCCGTACTGGCCGCGCTGAACGCCGGAGGGCAGTCGATCAGGATGTAGTTATACGCCTTTGCCCGGTCCTCCGAATTTGGTGACGCCGCATCCTCTGCGATCGCTCCGCGCAGATCCTCGATAGCGCCCAGGTTGCACCGGCCGTCCTTGATGGCGTCGAGATCCGCATACATCAGGCTCATGCCCGCTGGGATGATGTCGATACCGGGCCGGGCGGGTGTCACGAAATCGGGATAATACGGCTCGTTGGTGCCCTGAAGCAGAGCCAGCAGGTCAGCCCCCTCTTCTGCTTTCACGCCAAAATACTGGCTCAGGTTGCCCTGCTGGTCGGCGTCAATCAGCAGGACGCGCTTGCCGTGATCTGCAGCGAGGCAATCCGCCATGGCGGCGGTGGTCACTGTTTTGCTTACGCCGCCCTTCAGGTTGAAAATTGCAATCGTTCTCATTTGTTTTCCGTCCTCTCCTATCCAGCTCGCAGGGGGTGCAGGGGAACGTCTCCGTCCAGCTGCCTCCTGCGGTGGTAAATCTCACGGTGTAAAACCGCTGCTGAGGGTGTATGTACACGACCTTGGCAGGCAGCAGGCTAACCTCGTCCATCATGCCGTAGGTGGTGTCAAACGTGGGCTTGAGCCACAGCGTGTCTCCGACTCTCATGCGCCCTCCTTGTCCGGCGGGAAAATCTGGTCAATCTCGGGCGTCGCCTCTTCCAGTGTCAACTGCCGCCCGACAGGGTCCCAGGCAAGCCGCTTATCCGCGGACCCCGCCTTAAACTGGTAAAACCGTCTGGACTTTCCGTCAAAATCCAGCCAGACATCGCCGCTGGTACCGAAATCCCGATTTTTTAGGATCTTCAGCACGGGGGCTTTCACGGACTTTCCGTCCACGACCCGGTCATGGCGGGAAAGAAAGAACACGTTGTCCGCTTTGTTGGTGATATCACCGGAACCACTCACATCGTCATTATCCAGGTTTCCGTTTTTCCCAGAAGATTTCCGGGGGTGAACCACCAGATGCACATGGACATGCCGCCGCTTTGCAAATGTAGACAGGCACTGCACAAAATCCGCCTGCGCCCGGTAGTAGTCCCTGTCGCGGGAGGCAGCCAAATCAACCGACATCATATTATCCACGAGAAAAACGTCAGCGCCGTACCGCATCCGGGCATACTCAAATTGTGCAAGGATACGCTCCGGATCATGGCGTGTGTTTTTGTCCAGATCATATAGCCAGTAGCGTTCGTCCATCCATTCACTAATTTGCTTTTCAGCCAGACCGTCGGCCACAGCCACCCGCTTTCCGGTCCGTTGATCTGTCTGATAGGCAATATGCTCCGGGCCCGCAGCCTGGAGGTAGGTCCATTGGCGGAACTGCTCCTTTGGCAGCTCACCGGAATAGGCACACACCGTATGCCCCTGATTTAAACCCTCCAGCAGCATCTGGCTAATAAGCGTACTCTTCCCGATCCCTCGCTTGCCGGTCCAGATGGACAGGCGGCCTTCCAAAAAGCCCAAAATGCCTTTGTCCAGGCGGGGAAATCCGGAGAGGGTCCGCGGTACAGACAGGAGATTCTGCGGCGGGACCCGGGCCAGATTTAGAAGCCCATAGGCTGGCAGCTCTTCCGCGCCGGACAAGATGGAAAGCAGCTCTTTACGGCCATATACGGATATGTAGTCTTTTATGGTTTTGCAGCCGCGAAAGCCTGCATCTGCGATCTCGTAGATGCACATGGCTGGCAGCCGAGGCTGCAGTTCCCTGTGCATCTGCTCCCTGGCAATGGCGTTTGGACTCACAATGACCAGGAACGGGAACGCCTCCAGAAAAGGGCGGCATCTGGGAACATCGTCCCAGGAGCAGCCGGTACCCAAGCAAACAGCGTTGGCTCCAATGTCTGCCGCGGTAATCAGGCTGTCGCAAAACCACAGTCCCTGCGGCTCTGCCGGATTAATCAACCGGGGCGTAAAGGTCAGATACTGACTTGCTGCTGTCAGAGCCTTTTCAAATTCCATCCAGATCACCCTCGTTTTCCGCGCCTTCCGGTGCCGCCACTGGAAGCTCGTCCGGTTTCAGTGCGTAAACGGTCAGCCAGTTACACTTGACGGCCTTATCCAGCAGCCGCAGCTTCAGATCCCGGCTCCCACCAGAGAAGTTGTCCAAATCGCGGAGGATGCCATTCATGGCCCGCATGGTCTTGACGGGTCTTTTGTTTGCCACTCTCCGATTCTCCAACAGATCCAGAATTGCCTGCTGGAGGTCCTGATCCTCTGGGGCATACTCCAGGATGCGATCACAGATCTCCGGTGAGATATCCCGAACAAACTTCGGCTTGGGGACTATAGGGGGTTTATTACTTGTTTCTTTACTTACTTGTTTATTTACTTGTGTCGGATTTACCGGCGACGGTTTATCCGTTGACGGTTTTACCGTCGACGGCTTTTCAGTCAACGGTGGCTTTTCAAGAGGGGCCTGATCCTGTAAAACGTATGTAGTGCAGGAAAAACGGCCCTGCGCTCCGTGCTGCTGCTCCCGCAGCAGATAGCCCGCATCCTCCAACTCCCGGAGGCATCCGCGTATCCCGTCCCTACCGATTCCAACCCGGGAGGAAAGGCCTTTGACGTTGTACTCCCAGCTGTCCGGGAACGACTGCATAATGGCAAACAAACCCTTGGTCTTCAGACTCAGGCGGTTATCTCTCAGCACGGAATTGTACAGGACTGTAAAGCCCTGCCGCTTTCCGCGTATGATGCTCTCAGCCATTCCGCTCGCCCTCCCGCTGCAGGGCAATGATCTTCTGGCAGAGCTGATGCATGCCGACAGCATAGTCATTGTCCCAGTCGGCGATAATCTCAGCCTCATCCGTCATCAGATCGTCCCGCCACTCCTCCGTCTCCGGGTCGTTGGTCTCCGCGTTCCAATTATCGGCCAGCTCCTTCATCCGCGCTTCGCTGATCTGCGGCATCTCAATCCCGCTCCTTTCGTACTGTCTATCGCTTCTACCACCCGGAATCCCTGGCCGACAAGCCAGCCGACTCCGATGGTTACAAAAACAAGCTCCACACCGCTCAAGGAAGGCACCTCCCTCCCCGGCAAATTAGGGCTTGCGTTTTTAGTCGAACGTGGTATAATAATTTTGCAATCGTTCTCGACGCAAGTCCTGAACACTGACCGCTCAGAGCTGCTACTCTGGGCGGTCTTTTTTTGCGCAATGATCACGACGCACCGCCTGCTAAAAGCCCAACCGCCCGGTTGATCGCCGTAAGGCGCTGGTCAAGGATGCGGTTGATGCCATCGGCGGCCATCCGCTGGATGTCCTCAATCCGGTACATCGGCAGACTCCCACGCTTGTACGCCACCAGTAATCCGGGACTGATGTTGTATGTCCAGGTGCCGGTCTTCTCGTTTCGCGAGGCAAACCCAAAGGGGGCGCGCCCCTGCTGCAAAGCCAGATAGAGTGTTGCTGTGCTCTGCTTGATGTACTGCGCCGTCAGCTCTACGGGAACGTTGTCCAGCGCCATGATTACCTCGTCTGTGGGCGCTGCTACTTTACTCTTTCGCATATTTAGTCTCCTTTCGTGGCAATCCGGACCTCCGTACAGGCCCGGATAATCTCTGTGATATCCGCCATGATGTCATCCATCAGCGGGCGCTCCTCTCTGGTGATCACACCGTCCTCGATAATCTCCATCAGCTGCCGGTCCCGGTGATCCGAGGCGAAGCGCAGCACCCGATTAACAAGGCGGATGGCCGCGGTCTGGAGAGTGCAGTCGTCCACCTCGGGTAAAATCTCCTGCGCCAGATGGCTGACATGCCGCAGATGTTCTACGGCCAAAAACTGGCTGTTGTACAGCCGCACCATTCGGTAGGCCAGATCGTCCGGCACATTACTCTCGCCGCTTTCATATCGGGACAGCGCCCGGACGGAGCAGGGCAGCAGCTCGGCGGCGCGTTCTTGCGTGTAACCTGCCTGGTCCCGGCAAACTTTATAGATGTTTCTACCACTCTCCGTCATGGCCTTTTTCCCTCCTGTGGGTTAAAATTTGGGTTGCAGGGATAGATTGGGATATTATGCGCTGACGCGCTCACGGCCCAGCAGCGCGTCCGTAGAGCAGTGCAGAATATCCGCCAGCTTCATCAGATTCTTAACGCTGGGATATGCCTGCCCGGACTCCCACGCGGACACGGACGCCGGTTCAAGGTCCATGAGCTCCGCCAGTTCATACTGCTTCAGTCCGGCGGCTTCCCGCAACGTTCTGATTGCCATACGATTTCCTCCTTTTCTTGGGCTTGAAAGATTTCCCTTGTGGTGATAAAATAGTTAAAAACTAATTTTTAAAGGGATTTATTTTAGTCTTTAATCGGCAGAGCAGAACAATAACTGGCTTTGTGCAGGACATCAGCATTTCCTGTGCCGTATTCAGTGCATCGTTTGCTTTTTGATAGGTCACTCCGCTGTCAACCAGCGTGCGCACGATCTTACCAGCTAGATCAAGCGTCTTTTCATCGGTTATGGGTGCTGTATATGATAATTTCATTTCCTCACTCCCTTTCGCGGATTTTATTTTTTCGTTTAAAAAGTAAATAATTATCCGTAAATAACTAGGAAGAACAACCGGCATACTTCGACGGCGAACTTCCGTTTGCTTTTGGGGACTTAGTTTTAATTTGTTTCTGTGGTTATAATATAATCAGTAATATTCTGATTGTCAAGATATTTTCTGATTACTGTCGTATTGCACAATTCTTTAGTAAGAATTTATCTGATTTTTAAGAGGTGATTTGTTTGGATATCTCCGATAGAATTTTTACGTTACTTTCCGACCTTGGTATCGAACAAAAGCAATTTGCAAAATTTCTGGGAGTTGTCCCACAGACAATCACTGATTGGAAAAATGGCAAGAGCAAATCTTTTACCAAGTACATCCCTCAGATTGCGGAGATTCTGAACACCACCACCGAATATCTTCTCATCGGCGAAGGGCCCAAAACAAAACCACCCGTCTCCGAAGCCGGAAAAAACAGCAACGCCGCCACCCGGGAGGGCAGCGGCATTACTGATGAATTCGCGCGAATCTTTGCGCAGTTGACGCCGGAAAACCAGAACAGGATTATTGCCGAGATGCTAAAACGGCAGCGAAACCAATGATGTCTAGCTGGTCAGCCTCTGAGAGGTTGGCAAATAACGCAAGGGCCAGTTCTAACGTAGCGTCCATACGGAAATCCCCTATTACGGCGCGCCCCGTATGTATTGGTACCGTTTTCCATTATAGTTATCTACTGGTGATAAGACCAGAAAAAAATAAAATGTGCCCGAATTGGACACACGGGAGGAGAAAGGGAATGGATTTTGTAGATCAGCTGAAACAATTCACCAAGAGGGCAGAATCCCTTCAGGAAACTGTCCAGACAGAGGAGGCGACAAAAACCGCTTTAATTATGCCGTTCTTCTCCATGCTGGGCTACGACGTGTTTAACCCGCAGGAGTTCACTCCGGAATTCACGGCTGATGTTGGTATTAAGAAGGGTGAAAAGGTAGACTACGCCATCATGAAAGATGGTGAACCAGTTATTCTGGTGGAGTGCAAAGCCGCTTCTGAAAATCTGGACAAGCACGACTCCCAGTTGTTCCGCTACTTTGGAACCACTCCCGCAAAATTTGCCATTCTCACCAACGGTATTATTTACCGCTTTTATACCGATCTTGACAATCAAAATAAGATGGACGACGATCCGTTTTTGGCGATCAATATTCTGGACATCCGGGATAATCAGGTGCCTGAGCTGAAGAAATTCTGCAAGTCTGAATTTGATATTGATTCCATTTTCAGTACGGCGTCTGAGTTGAAGTATGTACATTCGTTTAAAGATATCTTTGCCGCTCTTCTGGAGAATCCGACGGATGACTTCACCCGTTTCTTTCTGCAATCGTGCTACTCTGGACAGAAAACACAAAATGTCCTGGATAAATTTCGGCCTATCCTGAAAAAGGCGCTGAACGATCAGATCAGTGAAATGATGAATGATAAAATCAAAGTGGCACTTGGAGGCTCCGGGGGCAGCGTAACCGTCGCCGGGGCCAAGCCACAAGACATTGCAACAACGCCGCAGACATCGGAGGGAGACACACCGGAAAAGAGAGCCCCCAACATCGTCACGACAGAAGAAGAATTGGAAGCATATTTTATCATCAAAAATTTACTGTCCGATATTGTTGATATTCATGACATCACTTACAAGGATACGGAGTCTTACATCAACATCCTTTACAAGGCAAACACTCGCAAGTGGATTTGCCGACTGCGTCTAACCGACACCCAGAAGACGTTGATCGTTCCGGATGAAAACAAAAATGATACAAAGTATCAGCTGAAGGACATTTACGATCTTTCCCAATATAAAGAAACGCTAACAGCTGTATTGCAGCGGTATCTGTAAGAGGCGCAGCATGAAAATTCATGTTACAGCAGTAAAATACGGCGGCTTTACCGTTCCGACCATTACAGCCTTTTTGAATGGAACCGAAGTCGCGTGGATCGGTGACGGACAGTCTGTGGAAATTGATGCTCCCGACGGAGAAAACCACCTGCTTTTCAAGGCGGCTCTCCGAAAGGCTGAAATTCGTTTCAGTAGTAGCACCGACGTAAACATTTCGTTGAAGTGGAACCGCCTAACCGGCCGCCTTCAATGCCTTTGCACCGGGGCCGATGTGAAAGTGCTTTAAAGACTAGCGCCGCCCTTCCGGGCGCAGAAGGGATTTGTACATGAACAACGAAGAAAAGATTTTAGAAATTCTGGGTTATATTCAGTCCGACGTGTCCGGGCTGAAAACTGACGTAGCCGATTTGAAATCCGACGTGGCCGATCTGCGTGACCGCGTAGTAAAGATTGAGGTCACGCAGGAGAACATTGTCCTTCCCCAGCTTCAGGCTCTGGCCGAGGGGCAGGCTAACCTGCTGGCAACCCTCGCCCCTAAAAACCGTGTAGAGGCGCTGGAAGACGAGATGGCTTTTATGAAATCCGTCATTAAAGCGCTGTCTCAGGAAGTTGCAGAGTTGAAGAAAGCACAGTAAAACGAAGCGCCGCCCTTCCGGGCGGCGCTTACCAGATAACCGGAGGTAATTAGATGCGCAGAGCGAACGGAACCGGGACTATCGTAAAGCTGTCCGGGAATCGACGGAGGCCATACGTGGTCAAAATATCTGTGGTGGATAAATGGGGGCGGATGCAGCAAACAGCCCTGAGTTACCATAGCAAGATGGCTGAAGCGCAGGAAGCGCTGGACTCCTACAATCACGACAAAGCCACCGGGATTGCTCCTCGCGCAGACAAATACTCCGTCACGCTTCAGCAGATTTATGACCTGTGGTCTCCCAGGAAGTACACTACAATCAGCCCACAGGGTGTCGACTCCTACCGCGCCTGTTGGAGGCGTCTGTCGCGTTACAAAGATATGCGAGTTGCCGATCTCACCATCGATCACCTGCAATCCATCATTGACGAGGACTCAAAAAACAATATGTCCAAATCCACAATGCAGAACGATAAGATGCTTATGCATGCCCTCTTCAATTATGCCATGGAGCGTGACATTGTCATGAAGGATTATTCCTCTTTTGTTCAAGTTCCATCTGTTGCGGCGAAATACGAAAAAGGAGCATTTGACGATTTGCAGATGGTTAAGCTGGAGCAGATGGCCAAAGCCGGTTTTCCTTGGGCCGATACGGTGCTGATGTTGTGCTACACCGGCTTCCGAATCAATGAATTTTTATCGCTTACCCCATTCTCTTACGATCGCTCTGGGGACTTTTTAAGGGGTGGAATCAAGACCGCAGCTGGGAAGAACCGCGTGGTTCCCGTCCATCCGAAAATCAAGTGTTATTTGGACCGTTGGCTAAACAAGGGTGGCGCGTCAATTGTCTGTAAGAAAAACGGTAAGCCTATATCCGCCAATTCGTATCGTGAAAAATTATTTAAGCGTGTAGTAGGTGAGATCGGCGTACCGCAGGCGACGCCGCATTGGTGCCGACATACGTTTGCCACCCGACTGCACGAAGCAGGCGCACCGGATTTGGAGATCAAGAGACTGTTGGGGCACGCGGACGGCAACGTGACGGAGCACTATACACATACCGATTTGGAGCAATTACGGAATGCTCTTCTGCTTTTGGCATGATCACCAATTATCCATCGTTAGTATCGTATTAGTAACACGTTAGTATCACTACCGCCTCAACTCATTGACTATCAACGTGTTTTAATTGAAAATTCTTAAGTGTGCGTTAAGATCACGTTTATTGAATCGTTTATTTTTCAGAAGATCATACCCTTGCGCCGAACCGCGCTGTCTGCTATACTGGCTGTGAGGTGACACGCTTTATGGATTCCGTTTTGCTGCACTGCTGCTGTGCGCCCTGCTCTCTTTCCTGCATCGAACCCCTGCGGGCGGAGGGCATCGAGCCCACGGCCTTTTGGTACAACCCCAACATCCACCCCTGGAAGGAATATCAGGCCCGCCGGGACTGTCTGGCGGAGTACGCGCCCACGATCAATATGAAACTGATCGTCCATGAGGAATACGGTCTCCGTGACTTTGTCCGCCACGTGGCGGAGGACATTGACCACCGCTGTACCTACTGCTATGAGCACCGTGTGGAGGAGACCGCGCGATACGCCGCGGAGCATGGATATGAGGCGTTTACCTCCACCCTGCTGGCTTCCGTCTACCAAAACCACGACAAGATCGCCGAAGCGGCGGAGCGGTTTGCAAAGCAGTACGGGGTCAGATTTCTGTACCGGGACTTTCGCCCCAATTTCCGCGCCGGGAACCAGCGGGCACGGGAGCTTGGATTTTATATGCAGAAGTATTGCGGCTGTGTCTTCTCCGAGGCCGACCGCTATCAAAAACAAATTGACCGGGATCGGGCAAAATACGCGGAGATAATTTTGTAACCCATGGGCACACTGCACAAAAAAGAGGGGGAGACGGTTTATCGCCGTCTCCCCATTTTTTATTTCTTAACCGTTCCGTCTGCGTTAAACACCGGCAGCGGAGCCAGAAATTGAATGTCGTTCCGTTTCTGGGCGTCCCCCTCTGCCAAAACCGCAATGCGGCCCGCCACGGTTCCTCGGGCCAGCCCCACCAGCTTTTCCATGGCCTGCATGGACCCGCCGGTGGAGATCACGTCGTCTACCAGCAGAACCCGTTTTCCCCGGATCATATCCGCGTCGTCCCGGCCAAGATACAATTTCTGCGTCCCGGTAGTGGTGATCGACTGATCCTCCACATGAATGGGGTCAGGCATATAAACCTTGGGGCCCTTACGGGCGATGAAGTATTTGACCGCGCCGGACTGACGGGCCATCTCATGGATCAGGGGAATGCTCTTGGCCTCAGCCGTAAGCATATAATCATAGTCGGCCGCGGGAACCAGCTTCAAGAGCTCCCGGGCGCAGGCGACGGTGATCTCCGCGTCGCCAAAGCAGATGAATGCTCCAATATACAAATCGTCAGTCACCTTGCAGATGGGAAGCTCCCGCTCCAGCCCCGCAATCGTCGTCCTATAAGTGTGCCGCAT